GGAGTCACTTCGTTTTAGATCTGATCCTACCTTACAGACCAGTGAGATTGTCAGTTATCAAACAACCCTGCAAAAGCAATTAGATACTTTAAATAAAACTATTACTAAGAAACTTAAGCAAGAAACGAAAGCTGCAGCTAAGGCTGAAAAGAAAGCAAACAAAAACAAATGATTACTAACATCCAACAGGCAAAGACTCGTTTAAACTTAGCTACTCCAATAGATCTACCTGAAGTTAAACAGTTAATCAAAGATATCTATACTCAAATAGAAGAATTACAAAATGAAATCAGAAAAGTATCCGAGAATAGACCCAGAGCTAATAAAGATTCTGGAAGAACTATACAAGCCCCTTGAATACGATGCTGACTGTGAAGAAAGCAAGTTTGCAAGACGATCTGCATATAGGGCAGGGCAAATAGAAGTCGTAAACAAATTAAAGGCTGTGCTAAAGCAACAGCAAGGAGGCAAGTAACATGGGTGGAAGCCCTACTATTAGCGGTGGTATGACATATGATGAACAAAAGAAACTGATGGATGACGAACGCGCCTTCCAAAAGGAACAAGAAGAAGAGCGTAGAAAAGCAGCAGAAGATTCCGAGACTCGCCGTGTTGCTAGAGAAGCTATTGCTATGGCTAGAACCAAGGCAGACGAACAGGCAGCTATCCAAACCTCTACCGCTGCAGAACAAGAAGCAATCCTTGAGGCTCAGTCACAAGCTGAAGCACAAGGTACTAAAGGTATCCAAGGTGGTAATGCCAAAGCATTAGATTTTTATTCAGCACTATACAATGGTGTATCTACATAAAGGAGTGTAAATGACAAACAATCTTGTTGATCGCTTCCGAATGCTAGATGCAATGCGAACATCTAAACTATACCGTGCTCGGTTATGTGCAGCCTTAACTGTTCCAAGTCTTCTGCCACCTGAGGGTTGGACTGAAGAGATGGAACTCCCACAGCCAACATCATCTGTTGGTGCAAGAGGTGTGACTTCACTAGCCAGTCGAATGCTATCAGCAATGATGCCTTTGAATGACACACCCTTCTTTAAATTTGGTCTGCGATCTGGTACAGAACCAACCGCAGAAATTGGGCAGTACCTTGAGACAATGAGTTATCAAGTCTATCGTAAACTTATTGGTACTAACTTAAGAGAAACAATCTTTCAAACAATTCAAAATCTAATTGTAGTTGGAGATTGTTTAGTACATGAGATGGATGACTTTAAGTTTAGAGTTACCCGTTTAGATAACTATGCTGTACAGCGTACTGTTGCTGGAGATGTCAATGAAATTATTCATATTGAATATGATCTTGTAGACCCAGAAGCAATTAGCCAACACTTCTCCTTACCCGAATCCGCTAAGAGAGGTTACAAAAAAACATATTGTCAATATCTCAAGGAGGACAATCTATGGAAGTACAAAAAGGAAGACAGCGATGGCAACCTACTGACAAGCGGTGTCTACGAAGTATGTCCTGTGACGGTACTACGGTGGTACGGCATACCCGGAGAAAACTACGGGAGATCGCACTGCGAAGATATCCTCGGCGACCTATCAAGTCTTGATGGGTATACGAGAGCCTTGCTAGATGGCATGGCAGCAGCCTCAGCCTTCTGGATGGGCATTGATCCATCCGGTATTACTGAGGTAGATGATGTTGCGGATGCACCTAATGGCTCATGGATCCCCGTGAGACAAGCCGATGTATTTGTACTGTCACCATCACAGACAATGAACCCACAGATCTCAGCCGCTCAGACCGCTGTTGAAACTATGCGTAGAGAGATTGGTCAGGCATTCCTAATGTCTGCTTCCTCACTGCCAAGTGGTGACCGCGTGACTGCTACCGCTGTTCGTATGATTGGTTCTGAACTTGAGACAGTCTTAGGTGGAGCATTCAGTGCTATCGCTAGAGATCTCATGGAACCAATTGTCAAGCGATCTGTATTTTTAATGATTGAGAAAGAAGAACTTGATACAAGAATGTATGAACAGTTCTTTGATGATGAAGGTGTACTATCTATTGAAGTAATTACTGGTCTTCAAGCCTTAAGTCGTGACACTGATTTGCAAAAGCTTATGCAGATGGGCGAGATGGTTCGCAATCTACCTGAGCAAGCAGCCGCTGCATTTAAATGGGAAGAGTATGCTAGAGCATTGATTACTTCTCTTGGCTTTGATGCCCGTAATTGGGTACGCTCAGCTGAAGATATTCAACAAGAGCAGATGATGCTACAGCAGCAACAGGCTCAGCAACAGATGGCTCAGGCTTCCACACAGGCAACTGCTGGAGCAATGGGTAACATCATGGCACAGGCAGGACAACAGGATCTTGCACAAAATGGTGGACAAGGTATCATGAATGTTCTACAGAACTCAGGTGCTGACATGTCTGCATTTACAGGAGGACAACCTAATGGCTAAGAAAGTTAATAAAGCTAGCATGTCTTGTAACAAACCCACTAAGTCTCCTAATCCCAATAAGAAACGGGTAGTAAAGGCTTGTGCTAATGGAAAAGAAAAGATCATTCATTATGGAGCAGCGGGTTATGGTAACAACTATAGTCCTGAAGCTCGTAAGTCTTTCAAGGCTAGACATAAGTGTGATTCAGCAAGTAATAAACTCACTGCTAAATACTGGGCATGCAAAGACCTATGGGGTGGACCCGGTAAGTCTAAGACATCATGCCCTAAAAATAGAAAATGTAAGTAATGAGTTCCAGCAAAGCATTACAACAACAGCAGTTATTAAATAAAAAATTAAAAACTCTCTTACAAGAACAGACAAATACACTAGCCAATCTGACTCAAAGTAAAGCTAAAGTGGAAGCACTTGTAGCGGATATAAATGCAGGGATGATTGATGGTGGTTTTCCTAGTGATAACTATAGTAACATAACAACTATAGATGGAGGTACACCTTAATGGCATCTAAGATTCAAATAAGGCGTGGTACTGCTGCACAATGGACTGCTGCTAATCCAATTTTAATTGTTGGTGAGTTAGGATTTGAAACTGATACAAACCTTATTAAGGCTGGAGATGGTACTACAGCATGGATATCTCTTTCTTACTATACAGGAATTCCAGGACCGACAGGTGTTACAGGACCTCCGGGTGCTACAGGATCTGTAGGTGCTACAGGACCTGCAGGACCAACAGGACCTACGGGTCCAATTGGTACAACAGCTGCAGCAAGTCTTACAGGTACAACACTGGCACCTAATGTTGTTACATCTAGTTTAACAGCAGTCGGAACTCTCACTAATTTAGCTGTCTCTAATACTATTGCAGGAAACACAAGCACTGCTTCACAGTTACTCAATACAAGAACAATAAGTCTTGGAGGCGAGGCAACTGGCAATGCAAATTTTGATGGCTCAAATAATGTTACAATTACAACAATCATTCCACTACTTGATGGTGGAAATTACTAAGGAAAATTATGGCAAACACAATTAGAATTAAGCGAAGTACAGGAAGTGCTGCACCAACCTCACTTGCAAATGCAGAGCTGGCGTTCACAGAAGGAACAGATATTCTTTACTACGGAGAAGGCACTGGTGGGGCAGGAGGAACTGCTACTACTATTCAAGCAATCGGAGGACTTGGTGCTTTTGTTTCTCTTGGAAGTACTGCACAAACTATTGCAGGTGTTAAAACATTCACTGGTGCTACTGTACTTGGAACTCCCGGATCTGGCACACTGACTAATTGTACTAGTCTGCCATTAACCACAGGTGTAACTGGTGTTCTGGGTATTGCAAATGGTGGTACTGGCTTTAGTACACTTGCGGCTACAGGTTTTGCTCTTAAGGGAGCTAACGCTGATATTACATCTATCACTGGTTTAACAACCCCACTGACTGTAGCTCAAGGTGGTACTGGCTCAGCAAGTGGCGTAAGTTTAACAGCCAGTGTAAGTGGTATTCTGCCTATTGCAAATGGTGGCACAGGCTCATCAAGTGGTGTTGCTTTAGCAACGGCTGTAAGTGGAGTTCTTCCTCTTGCAAACGGTGGTACTGGAGCTAGTACACTTGCAGGAGCTGGTATTGCCTTGCGGGGTGCAAACTCTGACATTACATCTCTTACAGGATTAACAACTGCACTGTCGGTTGGACAGGGCGGTACTGGCGTTACTACAAGCACCGGAACTGGCTCGGTTGTTCTTTCAGCAACACCAACATTCACTGGAACACTTAATTGTGCAGCTCTGTCATCCACAGGAAATGTTATTGTTGGCGGCAACCTAACAGTCAACGGAACTACCACTACAGTTAATTCAACCACAGTAACTCTTGATGACCCCATCATTACTCTTGGTGGTGACACCGCTCCTGCATCAGATGATAGCAAGGATCGCGGAGTAGAATTTAGGTGGCACAATGGAACTTCGGCAAAGCTTGGCTTCTTTGGATTTGACGATTCAACTGGATATCTAACCTTTATTCCAGACGCAACCAATACAACCGAAGTTTTCTCTGGAACTATGGGTGACATCCAAGCGACTAATTTCCGTGGTGCTTTGATTGGTAATGCAAGTACAGTTACAAATGGTTTATACACAGACAGCACCATTGACGGTGGATCTTATTGAGGTAACTAATGGCAAATATAATTCGACTTAAACGAAGCGCAACGGCATCAGCCGTTCCCTCAAGTGGATCTCTAGTTGCGGGAGAACTGGCTGTAAACACGGCAGATGGAAAATTGTATCTAAAAAAAGATGATACATCAGTGGTTCAAATAGGACCTACTTTAATAGCGGGTAGAGATATTACCTTAGTCCCATCTGGCAATACGATTACTATTAACTCTTCTGTTGGGTTAGAACAAACATTCTTGTTTATGGGAGCATAAAAATATGGCAAACATATACAAAGTTTTAGGTCAATCAAACCCTGCTGCAACAACGCTTACAAGTCTGTATACAGTACCCGCATCAACCTCTGCTGTTGCTTCTACTTTAACGGTATGTAATATCGGAGTATCAACAACTGTTCGTGTTGCAGTTCGTCCTGCGGGTGCAGGTATTGCAAACCAACATTATATTGTCTATGAAACAACAGTAAATGCTAACGATACCTTATTCTTCACTCTTGGTTTGTCGTTGGCTACCACAGATGTTGTATCTGTTTATGCAGGTACTACAAATGTTTCTTTTAATCTTTATGGGACAGAAATCACATGAGTTTTGGATACGCCACACAAAAAAATATAAAACCAAAACAATTAACTAGCAGTCAGAGTACTACCTCTTGGGTAAGAAATCCTGCATGGACTGCGCTTCCTGCTATGACAGGTGCAGATAATAAATTTGTTGGGTTGCACAGAGTAGATGTAGATTCGAACTTTCTAGCACTAAGCGCAGCAGGAAACTATACTGTGGATTGGGGTGACGGAAGTGCCACAGAAAATATTAATAGTGATGTGGTTGCACAACATCAATATAACTTCACTGCTGCTGGATTGAATAACACGAATGCTCCTGTAACTCTTACTGATACGGGTGATGTGGTTACTCGAACAGCACACGGCTATTCAAACGGAAACACAGTAAGTTTTTATAATATTGTAAGTACCACAGGGCTGAGTGAAGGACAGATATATTATGTTATTAATGCAGCCGCTGATACATTTCAGGTATCTGCTACGCTTGGTGGATCTGCCCTACCACTCACCACAAATGGAAGTGCTACTTTACTATCGTACAAACTAGCAGTTGTTACTGTGACACCACAAGCAGGACAATCATTTACAACCATAAATGTACACAGAAAACACAATCAAACTAATTTAAATACTTATAGCAGTGGCTTTCTTGATATAAAAATTGCAGGTCCAAGTCTTACAAGTATTTTGATTGGTGTAGCTACTGCGGGAGTTGCTACACAAACCATTGCTTTTAACTCATTAGAACAAGTGTGTATATTAAGCAATGCAATGACAAATGCAAGTGCAAGTTACTTATTCAATTCGGCGCGTAATTTAAGAACTGTTGATTTAGTTTTTAATTCAGCTTTAACAGATACAAGTTTTATGTTTAGTAATTGTGGGGCACTTACAACAGTGTCGCTGTTTAACACTGCTAGTGTGATTAACATGACTAGTATGTTTTCTCTTTGTAACTCACTTACTACCGTACCTTTGTTTAATACTATCAGTGTAACTAATACAAACAATATGTTTGCTAATTGTATTTCACTTCTTAGAGTACCACTGTTTAATACTGCTAGTTTGCTTAATATGAGTCAGATGTTTTCTCAGTGTCTTGTACTCACTGAAGTACCACTATTTAACACTGCGAGTGTTACTAATATG